CCAAAACGGTAATATTTCTACTTGTTTTGTTAAACTTATGATTTGCGGTAAACTATTTAGATTTGATGAAGCAATAAATTTAGAACCAGCAACTTGTGATTCTGTTGCCAATCCCAATCTTAATAAGTCTTGTGGTGATAATGAAAACTGTCCTATATCACTCAAATCTAAATCTAAAAAAATAGTGTATGAACCAATTGGTGCCCCAAAAATCATATAGTCACCTGAATCATTAGTTTTTACAGTAAACTTATAATACTTTTCATAAACTTCAGAATACGTTCTATTAGTTAAAATTTCCAATCTTGTCGGAAAAGTTCCAGTTGGTACGTGTCCTGAATGTGACGATTCTTTTGGTAATAAATTATATCTATATCCATTAACATCAAAATCCCCAATACTTGTATATGGATATATTTCAGTTAATTCAGGGTTATCAGCGTCTAATTCAGATAGTGGAATAAAAAGAGATATTTTAACATTTGGTATTCCAAATCCATTGTTAGCATAAACTCTACCGCAAATAACTCCATAGTCTGAACAAACTCTTGTATAGATTTCTCTTTGGTAGATTTTCATTGATAAGATTTCCAATGTTTCGAAATCTTGTTGTAAATCTACTGAAACTGCTTTATCTACACCTATTTGCGTTCTAACCCTGTATGATGAATTCATGACATTTTTTTAATAAATAGTTTATCAACTATTTTAAAAAAATAAATAAGTTACGAAAAATTAACTGTTTGGAAATTCTTTACTTGAACTGTAATATCTTTATTTGGGAACCTTACTTGGTATATTTGACTTGGTTCCGCAAAGATTGTGTCATCAACAACGGCAATTTGTTTTGTTGTACTATCAGAATAACTCATAGAAGTTTGGTTAGATGAATATTCACCCCCAACTTTATTAAACACTATTAAATCTGTTAAACTTATAACACCATTTAAACTTTGAATTTGTCTTTTGATTTCAGATAGGTATATATTTTCACCCATTTCAATATTCGCAGGACTCATGTATGTTGAAATAATATCAACAATAGACGATATGACGTTTCCTTGGTTTTGGGTTGAGTCTAAAACGGCACTTACTTGGAACGCCAAATCAATTACTTGAGCGGATTCAACAGATATGTAGTCATTAATCATCCTATAATTAGACAAATAATTTGCAATATTTTGTTGTATTGTGTTTGAAATTTGACTTGTAAGTGAACCATTACTATCGTAAGATAATATTTTAATTTTAATTTTGTTTTCCTCTTCAACAACCGCAACTTTACCAGGAGCACCAAATTTGGAAGGTATAGTGTTTATTAAAGATTGATAGTCATTAATTGTTACTGCTCTTTGTTGTGCAGCAAAGTTAAATGAAACATAATTACGAACCTCTTCAATACTTGGAGCGTCAGACCCTCCGATTGCAGCAGTAACATTATTAATAGAAAGTGATTGAATTACATTGGAGTTAACTAATTGACTTGGTCCATTAACAAAGAAAGTAACAGTCCCAACTTGGTTAATAACATTTACCCCTAAATTACTTCCAGCTCCTCCACCAATCCTATACTGTATGAATAAAGTAGAATTAGATTTCAATGTCGACCCTAATCCAAAATTATTTTGGTATCTTGATAAATCTAACGGTGTACCAAATTTTGCAAAATCTCTTAATAAATCGTCCGCAGAATTATTACCTCCTCCAAATGTTAATTTACAAAATCCTAAAGGAGTGTATTCAGAAATAAATCGAGTATTAGTTGTAATATATCTTCCAACTTTAACACCAGGTTTGTCTGAAACTTTTGTTTGGTCTTCCAAAAATACTCTTTCTTCAGCCAACGATGGTACTTCATACCAACGATTTGCAGGACTTAAAAAGTCATCATAAGATGGAGTACCATTATAATTTGTACCATCTTTTAATATTACACTTGTTATTGATAATACATTTTGTTCAGGTAAGAAAACTTCTAAAAATGGTTTTGCATCTTGAGCATTAATTGTTCTTCTAAAAACTTTAGTAGTCCCATTTACAACAGTTTCTCTTTTAGTAATTGTGTAATTAATAAGATTGTTATTATTGTCAAAATTAGGAATTTTTAATCTGTTTGGAAATCCTGCAGAATTAAATGGTGATGAAAAATCAACATCATCAGCTGTTTCAAAAACTTGTCCTCCTCCAATAAATTGAGCCCCTCTTCTTAAAAACCCACAGTATCTTAAATCCTCTTGGTCACCTAACACGGGTACAGTAATACTTATATCAACTAAAGCAACTGATGGTCTTACGTTTGGTATTTTTAAACCATAAGTTTTTGCAATGTTATAAATTGAAGACCTTTGTTGTGCATATTGTAAAACTGTTTCTTGAATACTTCTATCAATATTGTAATGTAAGTTGTCGGTAACCGCAGCATTCAAATCCATGAACACTGAAAAAATTGAAGCATCATTAAAATTTTGAACTACCGTAGGGTAGTATGTCTTTGTAAAATTTATAAGTTCGGTTCTTATTGCTTCAAAATCCCTTACAGTATACGATATCTTTTTGTTAGCCATTTTTTTTAAATATTAATTATAACAAAGTCACTACTTGCAAACGTGTTATTTTTTATTTGATAATCTATTCTTACTTTAGCCGTGTAATCTCTTGTAGATTGACCAGGCATATTATAAGTATTATTAATTATTGCCCCGTTACTCAATACTACAGTTTCAAATTCTTCATCAGATGCGGCATAAACTTTAACTGATGTAATTAATAAATTTGGCATATAAGTTTCACAAGCAACTCGAATATCCGATTCAATATCACCAAAAGATAAACCATCCAAAGGATTAAAAATATATTCATATAATCTTGTACCAAAGTCAGGTAAAAAATATCTTGAACCTTTTCTTGTTAATAATAAATGAATTAAACTACTTCTAATTTCTTCATTTGTATTATCAGATAAATCCAAATAAAACCCATAAGGGGATTCTTTAAATGGAAAATTAACTCCGTATGTTATTGGACTTGGCATATTACATAAATATAATGTTGTAAAATTTTAAATAAAATAAAAAATCCCGACCTAGCTCGGGATAACACATCGGATTTTTTTAAGACGAACATCCGAAACAATCAAACTCACTATCTTTTGGTTTTGGAGGTAAATTCATATGACTATAATCTACCTTTGGTGGTTCGGGTGTTGGGTTTGGTTTATTAATTTTTGAAGTGTCAATTGCCAAGTGTTTTGCTCCTGTTGAAATTGCCTTTGTTCTAACATAATAACAAAGTGTTTTCAATCCCTTTTCCCATCCGTAGAAGTGTGAAGATGAAATCTTTGACAATGTTGGGTTTCCCATATAAATATTCATTGATTGTGATTGGTCAATAAACGGAGCTCTGTCAGCTGCCATTTCAATCAATGACTTTTGTGAAATTTCCCAAATTGTCTTATACTTTTCAATCAATCTTTCAATACGTTTAACTTTGAAGTTGTACCTTTTGTCTTCTGTGTCTAAATAGTTTAGGAAGTTAATCCCTTGGATTGACCCTTCATTCATAATAATTTCATTCTTTAAATCTTCACACCAAATTCCAATCTTTTCGAAATCGTTAATCAAATACTTGTTAACAATCATAATTTCACCTCCTACCACACGACGATTGAAGATTGCAGAATGAGCGGGTTCTGTCATTTCGTATGAACCTGTAATCTTAGCAGAGGATGCAACAGGCATTTGAGCGGTGAATAAAGAATTACAAACACCATACTTTTCAACATTTTGTTTTAAGACATCCCAAGGCCATCTTCCTGATAAATCTTCTTCTTTTAATCCCCACATATCAAATTGGAAATTTCCTTGTGACATAGGTGAACCTTCAAAATGTGAATATGGTTTGTATTCACCATCCATACACAATCTATTACTTTCAGTGACTGCTGCAAAATAAATTGTTTCAAAAATTTCCTTATTTAACTTACGAGCCTCATCTGATGTAAAAATATAATCCATCAAATAGAATACGTCAGCAAGTCCTTGTGTACCAATTGCGATTGCTCTTTGAGCTAAACCACCAATTCTACCTTTTTCAGTTGAGTAGTTATTAATATCAATAACCTTGTTCAAGGCTCTTACTACTTTACGAGTTTCTTCGTATAAAAGTTTGTGGTTAAATTCACCATCCTTAACAAAGTTTTTCAACACCATAGATGACAAAGTACAAATTGCGGTAGTGTCTTCATCGGTGTATTGGTAAATCTCGTTACAAAGATTTGATTGTTTAATTACCCCAATGTTTTGGTGATTAGTCTTTTTATTAGCATTGTCTTTAGAACATAGGTATGGAACACCCGTCTCAATTTGGGACTCAATAATCTTATTCCAAATTTCTTGAGCTTTAACTTTTTTACCAATACCTAATTCAACTGCCTTATTATAGTTTGTTTCATACTCATCACTATAACATTCCTGTAATGGTTTAATCCCATTCTTTTTAATATCGTTAGGACAGAACAAATACCAATCGTCGTTGTTTTTAACCGCCCTCATAAAGTTATCAGGTATCCAAAGAGCCGTGAATAAATCTCTTGCTCTCAATTCTTCAGCACCTGTATTTTTTTTAATATCCAATAAATCAAAGATATCTTTATGCCAAGGTTCCAAATAAATTGCCGCAGAGCCAGGTCTTCTTCCTTGTTGGTTAAAGAAACGAAGTGACTCGTTCACAATCTTCAAATACTTTAACAATCCGCCAGCATATCCTCCTGATGAATTAATACGACTTTCCTTACTACGAATGTTTGACATACAAAGTCCAATACCCGCAGCGTCTGAAGAATAAGTTGAAATGTCTCTCATTGTATCCAAAAGACCTTCACGTGAATCCGCATCGTTATACTTTAATACACAAGATGCAAGTTGTGGAGTTTTAGTACCAGCATTAATCATAATTGGTGTTGCCGGTGAAATGAGTTGGTTTGATAACGACTTATAATATTCAACAGCATCTTCAAATGATTTTGTAACCCACAGAGCCACACGCATATACATATGTTGTGGACGTTCAATAACTTTACCTGATGGTAATTTTAGAAGATACATCTCTTGTAGTGACCTCCAAGCAAAATAGTCAAAGTTATAATCATTATCATGGTTAATAACTGCATCAATATTACTAGGTCCGTATTCCTCAATCATTTCCATTAACTTATCGTTAATAGTTCCTTCAACATGTAAAGTATGCATCACATTACAGAAACTTTCTTCGGTTTCTTTATGATACGATGAAATTGCAACTGACGAAGCCAAACGTGAATAGTCATGGTGACTACCTGTAAATGCCGCGGCTATTTCATAAATTAGTTTGTCTAAATCTTTTGTTGTGATAATACCTTCAGTAGGGACTGAAGTTATCACTTTAATAAAGATTTCATCAGAATTTACGGTCAATCCTTTGGATGCTCGTTTAATTCTATTGTAGATTTTTTGAGGGTTGAAAGACGCATCTTCACCACTACGTTTTTTAATTCTTAATGACATCATAGTTTAAAAAGATAATAAATTAAAAGTCATCAGTAAATGA